CTACCTATGACCAAGGCTTTTTCGGCACTTCATTTGGTGGCCTGAATGTGTACTTTCAAAAGCTAACGGCCATCTTTTCAGCTATCTTTGGACAGCGTGGCGGTAAGTGGATCAACAACCCATATGGAGCGTTTCAAGACGGCACAGATCAAGTGGCGGCCAATACAACAACGGCCTATGCAATCACCTTTGACACTACCGACTTCAGTAATGGCGTGACATTGTCTAATTCGTCAAGACTCAATGTGTCTCAGGCTGGTTTATATAACTTGCAATTCAGTATCCAGTTTACAAATACCACTAATGCATCTCAAGATGTGGATGTTTGGTTTCGCAAGAACGGCACAAACATTGACAAATCAAATAGCAGATTTGGCTTTGCGCCAAGGAAAGGTGCTGGCGATCCATATCACACCATTGCCGCGCTGAACTTTTTTGTAAGCCTGTTGGCCAATGACTATGTGGAGATCATGTGGCGGCCAACAGATGTTGGCGTCAGTATTGAGCATTACGCGGCTAGCAGCTCACCGACTAGGCCAGTAGTTCCATCAGTCATTGCCACACTTTCATTCGTGTCCAATCTGTCAACAGAAACAGCATAATTCAGCTATGGCACTCATACCTCTCAAGATCCCACCTGGCGTGTACCGAAACGGCACTGAATACCAGTCTGCTGGCCGGTGGTTTGACGCCAACTTGGTACGCTGGTTTGAGAACACTCTCAGACCGATTGGCGGCTGGCGCAAGAAGTCAGAAACGCAAATGACTGGGAAATGTCGAGCATTGCTTACTTGGCGTGATAACACAGGTGATCCATGGGTTGCCGCTGGAACGAATTCAAAGCTATATGTGATGAATTCATCAAGTGTAATCAAGGAGATTACACCTACAGGATTTACTGCTGGTATTGCTGATGCAACGATTTTGACAGGATATGGCTATAACACTTATGGAACATTTGCTTACGGCATACAAAGACCAGCCACTGATACTTATCAACCAGCCACGACATGGAGCTTAGATACATGGGGTGAGTATCTGATTGCCTGTTCCGACTCTGATGGAAAGCTCTACGAGTGGCAATTGGGATTCTCAACGCCAACGCTGGCTGCGGCCATCACCAACGCGCCAACAGGATGTCAGGCGGTGATGTCAACATCAGAGCGATTTGTCTTTGCATTGGGAGCATCAAGCAATCCTCGGTTGGTGAAATGGTGCGATCAGGAGAACAACACTGTATGGACGGCAGCCGCCACCAATCAGGCTGGTGATTTTGAATTAGCCACTAGCGGCTCACTCAAGTGCGGAAAGCGCGTCAGAGGCATCAACTTGCTATTCACTGACGTTGATGTCCACACTGCCACATTTGTCGGCCTGCCATATGTCTATTCATTTGAAAAGGCTGGATCAGGCTGCGGTGTAATTTCATCGCAGGCTGTGGCGGCCATCGACACTGCCGCCATGTGGATGTCTATATCAGGCTTTTGGTTATTTGACGGCTATGTCAAGCCTTTGCCTTGCGATGTATCTGACTATGTGTTTCAGAATCTGAACTACAACCAAGCGAGCAAGGTGTACGCTGTACACAATAGCAAATATGGCGAGATATGGTGGTTTTACCCATCCAGCTCCAGTAATGAAGTTGATTCCTATGTCATCTACAACTACCGCGAGAGCCACTGGAACATTGGATCAATGTCTCGCACAGCAGGAACTGACAGAGGCGTCTATTTGCAGCCATTGATGGTGTCATCTGACGGCTACATATATGAGCATGAGGTTGGCTATGCCTACGATGGCGGTTCTGTCTATGCTGAGTCAGGACCATATGAGATTGGCGTTGGCGAGAACATTATGTCGGTGCGTCAAGTTATACCTGATGAGCAGACTTTGGGCGAGGTACAGATCAGTTTCAAGTCTCGGCTGTATCCAACATCCACTGAAACGACTCATGGTCCATATTCAGCATCACAGCCAACCGATGTGCGGTTTGCTGGACGTCAGGTAAAGATCAGGTACACAGGCGCAGTATTAGCAGATTGGCGCGTTGGCATCAACCGAGTAGATACTGTGGCGATGGGTAAGCGTTGACAGACGAAGAGGATTTGGAGAGGCTGCGCCATCATGTGGAGGCGGCACTAGAATACTCTGGTGGAACACACGGAATTGAGGACATTGCAGAGGGACTCAAAACAGGCAGATTTCAACTGTGGCCTGCTGATGATTCTGTAGTGGTGACTGAGATCATTGTCTACCCGCGACTCAAGAATTTGCACTTCTTTCTTGCTGGCGGCGACCTAGATGAACTCCGATTGATGCGACCTATGATCGAACAATGGGGTAAGAACATGGGTTGCACGCGAGTGTCTTTGGCTGGCCGAGAGGGTTGGGCAAAGACATTCTTACGAGATGAGGGTTACAAGCCAAAGTGGTTTGTACTTAGCAAGGATTTGTAAATGGCATACGAGGATTTACCGAGTCAAGCATGGATGAATCTGCCTCCACCTCAGTGGGGAAGTGGATTACTTGACACGCCTACAAATCGTTATCAGCAGATCATGGCGCAGATGCCTACGGCTGAGACTCCTACCGCATCTTCAATGGCGTCACAGACTGGTGGCTTTCTGCCAGCACTTTATGACTTGCCCGAAAGCACAAGAAATGCCGTCATTAAGTTGAATTCTGCGCTTGGTGAACAAAGCGTTGGTGGTGGTGGGAGTTCAACTGTTTCGGCACAGCAGTCTGCGATGCAGGCTGCAATTGCACAGATGACGCCAGGAGAGGTTGCATCACTTAATGCAATGGCTATTCCAAATTTAGTTAATTTGATGATGCCTTTACCTCTCAAGGTATTGATGAATGTGCTTGGTATTGATGCGCCTGGTGTTACTTCCAGCGGCGGTGTCAGCAAGAGCAGCGGCAGCCCCATGAGTGGTATTGCCAGCAAGGGGACTAAGGGACAAGTTGCCAACGCCACTACAACTGTTGGACAAGCAATTGGCAACGCAATTGGCGCTGGAGTTGGTGGCATTGGCACATCGCCTGGTACTACCGGCGGTGGCTTGGCAGGCATGGGCAGTGGAGCTAAAGGCGTTGCCGCAACAGCGGCTGCCACAGGAGGCGGTGGAGGCGGCGGCGGTGGAGGCGGCGGTGTCGGCAATGGCAGCGGAGCATCCTCTGCTGGCGGCAGCTCTGCTGGCTCTGCATATTCTGATATGCGAATGAAAGAGGACATCAAGCCAATCGGAAACGCTATCAGCAAGGTACGCAAACTTGATGGCGTCACATTCGATATGAACGGCAAACGCGGCACAGGATTGGTGGCGCAACAAGTTGAAGATGTATTGCCAGAGGTGGTACATAAGGACGCCAATGGGATGCGTATGGTTGACTACGGCAATATCGTTGGTTTATTGGTTGAGGCCATCAAAGAGATGGACGGCAAGAAGAGCAAGAAGACCAAAGGTCTTTTGGAAGCATAAGGGGTAGAACATGAGCAAAGACAGCGGCGGCAGCCAAACAGTAACTCAAAAAATTGATCCGCAAGCAAAGCAGGCGTATCTTGATCAGTTGGCGCAAGCGAAGAGCGTTGCGGGTCAACTTGGAGTCCAGCAGTTTGCTGGATTCAATCCTTTGTACACGCAAGCTGAAGAGCAGATCACCAACCTTGGACTTAAGCCATTTGATGCCGCAGCGATTCAAGAGTTCATGAATCCATATGAGCAGCAAGTCATCCAAGGCACATTGGGCGACATTGAGCAGTCACGCCAAATGGCTGCAAATCAAGTGGCAAATCAGGCTAATGCGGCCAAAGCGTTTGGCGGTTCACGCTATGGCGTCCAGCAGTCACTGACAGACGCTGCGGCATTGCAGCAGGCTGCCAAGACATCAGCGCAGATGCGTCAGGCTGGCTATGGTCAGGCGGCAGGATTGGCAATGAATGCTCGAAACTTGGGTATGCAGGGAGCGCAGGCCGTCATGGGTCTTGGCTCTGCTCGCCAGCAGTTGGAGCAGGCTCGACTTGATGCGGCACGCAATATCGGTTTGCAAAAGCTGGCCGTTACTGGCGCTGCTGTTGGCTTGCAGCCTGCAAATCTTGGCGGCACATCAATTCAGCCAACATATTCAAACCAAGGCGCTGGCGCTTTGGGTGGCGCTATGGCCGGATATCAACTTAGCGGTGGTAACCCATATGGCGCTGCCATTGGTGCTGGTATTGGATTACTCGGATGAACTACCTAGACTATTTGATGCAACGTAATCAGGCAGGGCAGCCAGGCTTGCGTATGCCATCACCTGATTATGGTGACGGCCAAGGTATGCGTATGCCTACAGCGTCCTATGGTGATGGTCAGGGCATTAAGCCACCAGCGTCATTCGGGGACGTATCAGGCGCTGCATCTCCACAGATGAATCCAATGATGGCGATGTCATTGCTTCAGCAGGCACAGCCAAAGGCGCAAGAAATGCCAGAGCTACGTTTGCCTGCTGGAAGCAATATAAGCTATGAAGAATTGTTGAAGATGTATGGTATTCAAGGACTCCTTGGTTGAGGTAAAAAATGGCAACATTCGCAGACTTATATAACGCAATACCTGGCCCTACTGGTTATCAGCCATTAGCACCATCAGCAGGCTCGCCAATGGACTTTGGTGGATTACTCTTTGGCGGCATGGATGGCGGCCTCAATGAGTATCTGACAGACGCACAGCGCCAAGCGATGCAACGCCAAGCGATGCTGTCAGCAGCCGCCGCACTGCTTAGATCAAGCGGTCCAAGCACCACAAGGACAACACTAGGCCAAGCACTCGGACAAGGCTTAGAGGCTGGCGCAGCGGGTTACCAGCAGGCGCAGCAGAGTGCAATTGCTCAGTTGATGACAAAGCAGAAGCTGGATGAAGCGAAACGCGCACAGCAGGCTCAGTTGGCCTATCAAAACTATTTGACTGGTCAGCCTACAGTTGGCGCAGAGATAACGCCAGAGCAGGCTATTTCAGCGCCTGGCATGGCGCTTGGTCCAACAATGGAACGTGCCGCCATGATTGGTCAGACAGCGCCAAGCGTTGCGCCTAGTGGAATGTCAAATTTGACACGCGAACAGCGTGTAATGCTGTCTCAACTTCCTGCTGAAAAGGGCATACCTGAGATGTTGAGGCTGACTCAGCCAACAGAGAAAGCAAGACTGTTGGCAGAGCTTGGTATGAAACCGACATTGGATAACTTGCGTCTGCTTGATAAGCCAGAGGCTGATCCTGAGAAGATCAGGATTCTCAAAGCACTTGGCATGGATGTGAATTTGACCAATTTGCGTCAATTGGACAAGCCTGAGTCTGCTCCCACTGAGGTGCAATTGCTCAATGCTGCTAACGTGCCAGTGACATTTGAAAATATCGTCAAGTTGAAAAGATCAGGAGCAACCAACGTCAATGTTGACACTGGTCAAAAGGGTTTTGAGAACAAGATGTCGGCCAAGAAGACATTCATGTCTGAGCCTATTTACAAAGACTTCACCGACATGAAGTCAGCATATGGTCAGGTCATCTCAGCGTTGGATCAGGGTACGCCAATTGGTGACGTTGCTGGAGCCACCAAGATTATGAAACTGCTCGACCCTGGCTCTGTTGTGCGTGAGTCTGAATTGGGCATTGCGATGGCGGCATCAGGCCGTATGGACAGGCTGAAATTTTATTTTGATAATTGGGCATCAGGTAACAAACTCACACCTACGCAACGCAGTGACTTTAAGCAATTGTCAAATGAGCTGTACGCGGCTGCTGGTCAGGCTTACAACCAAAAGCGTGGCGAGTATCTTGACTTTGGTTCAAGCACTGGCGTTGATCTTGATAAGGCGCTTGGTGCGCCTGCCAATATTCCATCAGTTATCCGCGCACCTGGCGGCGCAGCCAAGCGCAAACCTCTGACAGAAATCTTCAACCGATAAGGCGCAGTCATGGATGACTTAAAGAAACAGATTGATGCAGCCAAAAAAGAGGGCTACCAAGATGATGAGATCATGGGATACCTCTCAAGTTTGCCTGGCGTAGACGTACAGATCAAAACCGCCATTGAGAACAACTACACGCCATCAGAGGTATTGAAGTTCTTGTCTGAGCGCAAATCGCCTGCTTATGAAGCTGGCGCTCAAAAGTCACAGATGGAAAAAGGATTCTTGGCGGCCATGCAGGGTCCGACAATGGGTTTCTATGATGAGATTGCTGGCGCTGTTGCCGCGCCAATAAGAGCCATCACCGAGGGCGTCCCACTATCTCAGGCGTACCAAGAGCAACGCGACATCATTCGCGGCGCTGCTGAGTCCTACACCAAAGAGAATCCATATACATCCGCTGGATTGCAAGTAGCAGCCACCTTACCAACAATGGCGATTGGCGCGCCAGCAAGGGTTAGCCAAGCCGTCACGCGCAATGTTGTCATGCCTGCTGTTGAGGCTGTATCGCCAAGGCTTGCACAGTTTCAACGCTACCTGACGCAAGCGCCAGAGGCAGGCCAAGTCATGGGTATGGGTCAGCGCATGGCGCAGGCTGGCGCTACTGGCTTGGGTTATGGCATGGTTGGCGGCCTTGGTACATCCGAGGGCGAAACCATTGCCGACATCAGCAAAGATGTTGCAAGGGGCGGTGTAGTTGGCGGTGTGGTAGGTCCAATATCTCAGCCAGTCATGTCGGTGCTTGGCGCTGGTGGCCGTCAAATCGCCGCGAGAGTGTCACCAGCAAGAGCTGAAACCTATGCACAGCAAAAGGTGGCCGAGGCTTTACTGCGCGACACACCACCCGATCTGCTTGAAAGCGCATTGGGAATGTCTCAAGCTCGCATGGGCAAGTTGGGCGCAGAGGCTCGCATTGCTGATGTTGGTGGTGCGAATATGCGCCAACTGTTGGACACCATTGCAACGCTGCCAGGCGAGACAAAACAAGCCTTAGAGCGTGCCATCAGAGAGCGCCAAGCTGGACGCGCAGGCCGTCTTGTTTCTGCGGCTGATGAGGCTCTAGGCACTCAAGGATCGCAGTTTCAGCAGAGCATTGACAACTTCAGCGAGCTGCGCCGCATGGAGTCGCGTCCTTTCTATAACGTCATTGACCAAGCAGTGGTGCAAGTCGATGAGCCTTTGATGCGGTTATTGCGTAGATCAGAGTCTTTGCAGGGTGCTGCCGAATTGCTGTACCGCACAAAGACTGGTCAAACGATTGATCTGTCCAAATTGCAGGCTGGTCAGCCAGTGCCAATGAATGTGCTGGACACCTTGAAGCAGTCACTGTATGACTCCGCGCAAAGCCTCAAGCGATCAGGCGCAAATCAGCAGGCTATGGCCTATGACGATGTGCGCCAAGAGTTAATTAAGGCACTGAGCGACAGATCGCCAAAGGTTGGCGGTAAGTCTGCCTACGCTCAAGCCATGGAGAAGTGGGCAGGACCATCGCAGATGATGGATGCCGCCGAGCTTGGCCGCAAGGCGATGACTGGTGACATTGTCAACTTCAAGCAGGAATTGCGTGGATTGACTGGTTCAGAGATGGACGCATTCCGCATTGGCGCTTTGCAGGCTCTACGCCAAAAGACAGGCACAGAGGCTGGTCAGACTTCACTGCTGAAGATGTGGAAAGAGCCAGCAACGCAAGAGAGACTCAAGGCTGTATTTGGAAACGACTACCGAGAATTCGCGGCAGCCGTTGCCAAAGAAGCTCGCCTCAAAGGGCTGGAGTCTGCTGGCCGTGGATCGCAGACAGCGGCACGCGCTGCTGGCATGGCCGATCTTGATGTCGCACCAGTGATGCAGGCAGGGCAGGCGGTTGCCTCGGGCAATGTGCCTGGCATGGTCACATCAGCATCTAACCTATTTGGTCAGGTCAGGACTCCCGAAGCAGTACGCAACCAAATGGGGCGCATCCTACTCTCACGCGAACAGCAGAAACTGCTTGATCTGTCCGAGTCAATTCGCCGCATGAACGAGGCACGCTCACGCGCTGCTGGCGCTGGTGGTTATATCGGTGGACAAACTGGAATAATCGGTTCAAACCTCGCAGGACAATAAATCATGGCAGATTATCTTGACTACTTAATGGGCGTTGGAGAGACTGGCGCAACGCTTGGTAGCGGTGCAATGGCTGGCCTGTTGGGTATGCCTTATGGCGTGTACAAGGGAGCCACCAGCGGCAAGTTAGGTACGAGAGAAGCTAATCGAATCGCCGAGGAAGAAGCTCGCAAGTTCATGGAGCAGTACACCTACCAACCTCGCGGCAAGGTGGCGCCAGAGATGATGCAAACCCTTGGCGGTCTGCTTGATGCAAGCAAGTTGCCACCAGTTATTCCCGAGGCGGCGATGCTGGCGTCAATACCGCGTCAGGCTGTTGCATCTCAAGCTGAACGCGCTGGCATGGCGGCTGAACGAGCTGTTGCGCCAATGGTTGAGCGCACCATGAAAAAGGGTGGACTCGGCGCTGGACTGCTGAGTGATTTGGCGCAAGGCACTACAAGCAATGTCATTGATCAAAACAAGATTAAGACATTTCCAAAGCGGATGACTGCTACAAATAAGGCGATCAAAACTGGTGGCGACATTGCAAATGCAACAGCTAGAGATTACACAAAAATTCTTGAGGCAGGACAAGAAGCTGTCAGAAGAGGTGAGGCTGCATCGCTTCAAGAGGCAACAAAACTAATTCCAAGTGAAGTTCAACAACGATATGAGTTGGCAAATGCTGTGTTGGATCAGCCAATTGAGCAATGGAAGCCGCCAAGCTATGGATTGCTTGATCGATCTGTAATGAGCCAAGCGGGGAATATTGGTGGAGTGCCAGGCGTTACTCAAGCCGACATCAACAGATATGTTCCAGCTAGGGCTGATTTATCTCACATTAAGAGCTTGGCAAATCCAAAGAATTTGGACATCATTACAAGATCTGTAGAACGAGGATTGGGTGCTACTGGTGGCGGCTTTTACAAGTCATATCAACCAATGCGCGCAGCTCTTGATGAGGCAAATTACGCACCTGATGTTTTCAATAAAGGACTGGCTGCAACAAGTTTTGCATCTGCACAAAATAGCGTAGCGTTAGAGAATGCAATTGGCTCTCTGATCATGCGAATGGAACAGGCTGGAATTCCCATCACCAAAGAGAATGTGCTGAAAGCTCATGATGAATTCAAGGCTTTGACTGGAGGCGGTCTTTCCATGATGGAGGGACACTATGCGCCATTTGCAAAATTCTTGGAGCAAGGATTTCCAAGCGGTGAAAAGCAAGCTCAAAAAATATCTTCTTTTTATCAAAACAAAACAGGCAATTTCAGACCTTATGTATTTGATACGCATGAGGCTGCTGGGACATCATATGCAACGCCATATGGACCTTATTTTTGGGGTCAGGGAGGCGCTAAAGACACCGAATATGGCGCATTAGAGTCATTACTACAAAGCAAAGTTGCTGCGCCATTAAATCTTGATCCTGCTATTGCACAAGAGGGAAGATGGTTTGGTCTTGGAGAGTTGACTGGACTTAAAACTGGCGGCGGTGATTGGCTTGATAACTATGAAAAGCAAGCCGCATGGTCAGCACAGCAATTAGGTAAAGAATTGACCAGAAAAGAACAGCAGAAATATGTGGCTGATGTATTTGCAGGAAAAGAAAGAATGCTTCCATGGTGGAAAAAAGATCAGCCTATTCCTGATGTGAGGAAAAAGAAATAAAGAATTGCACCTCATCTTCAGCAACATTGCTGGGGATTGGGTGCATTCCTCTTGGTGGTGTACCAAATTTAGCCAACCATAAGTCGGCATATTCATTGATCAATAATCTCTCCAGTTTGCTTACTTTGATTTCAGCCATTGACCAGGCGTTAATAACTTTCAATTTGCATCTCCAAACAGCGCAGCCACCAGCGGGTCGCGCTTGATCTTCCACTTCTTTGCTCTTTCCTTTGCCATGCGAAAAGCATGATCGTCTAAGGATTCCTTGGATCGCCAGCGTTTGAGCCTCTCTTGCGCCGTCAATGGTTTAGGCTTGACGGCATCAGAGCCTATCCCATGCCTATACACGGCCACCAGCACATTGCCCGATCTGCGCCACTCTTGGATGTGGACCACACCTTGCACACGCAGCTTGTTGATGAGGATCTGAGCTGACCTTTCAGTGCAATACACCTTGGCGGCCACCTCTGGCGCTGTGCAGCCGACACGCTGGAGCAGATCGACAATGCGTGGCAGCCGTACAGACTTCATTTGCTGGACTTTGCGTGCGAGTAGACAGTAACCTGTTTCTTTTCATGCAAGCCAATCTTGGCCTGCGCTGCCTGACCCCATGCTCTGCCTTGCGCCAGCATCTTGAGTTCTTTGTCGCGGGTCCAGATCGATGGTGTGCCATCACGCCAGTCAAATGCGTTCTTCTTCTCAGTCATTGCTCTTCATCCTCATGATGGTTTAATCTTTCCTCTAATCGTTTGATGCGTTTTTCGTTGTACTGGACCACGCTGACGGCGTACTCCACTGCTGACTCGGCATCCAGTTTACGCAATTGAGCTTCTTGCAGCTCTTTGAGGATCACCTCGCGTATGGTCCTTGGCTTGACCAAGTCCTTGATGTACCTGACTGTCAATTCTTTCCAATTCATTGGACTCCTCGCATTTCCCAACCAAGCAAGAAATAGTTCCAGCGGGTTTGCAGGGCAGGGATGTCATATCTGCCTTTTGTTGTGCTGAAGTCTGTATAGCCTTTGGCTCGCATCATTGCTTCAAAGACTTGTTGTGCTTTGCTCATGCTTGTCCCCTTGCTCTGATGGCTTTGGCAAATTTTTCACCCCACATTTCCATGTCATCCAATGCGTTAAGACAAGTGGCAATATTCAATCCATCTTCACACAACTTTGCACAGGCTTCACGTTCAAACGCAACCATCTTTTCACACATCAATGTCCAAGAAGCATTGGCTCTTGCGTTGGCTTCTTCTGTTGCTTTGGCGGCTACCAGTTGGGCAAAGACGTTAAGTTCTTGGGAAAAGTCAGCGGCAGTTTCAATGCCATCATTTATTGCACATTTCTCGTCAACATAAAATCCAGCCTGTCTTGCCATCTCAATGATTTCATCTTGTGTCATTTCTTCTTCTCCTTAATCTCTTTCTGAATCCCTGCGCTCATTTGCAGGAACATCCGCATCCACTTCACACCGCCAAGCCTTACATATTCGGCGTATTCGGATTGGGTGAGGCGCAGCGTGATGGCGCGTCCCAGTTCTGTCTTCTCTTTAACCATCAATCAACCTCGCATTGCAACAAAAACCAAACAAAGCAGCACAGTGTGCCGATCACCACAGCAACGCCAAACAAGGCGATCAGGAAAAGGATCAGGGCTGTTTGCATGGCTTGGCCTCACTTGGTGGTGTCCAACCAAAGCGCCGCCAAGTGGCCTGCACATCAGTTGGCTTTGCATACTTAAGCTCTTTGGCGTAGGCACTTGGGAGCGTGATCTTTGTGCCTTGTGGTGGTCTCCAATCGCCTCTCATTTGGATGCCGCCAGTAGTTCCATCTCCGCGTCTTTGAGGCGGTCCTTGATGCACTTCATTTCGTAGTCGAGCTGATCGAGCTGGCGCTGCATACGCTCGCGGGTGAATCTCTCAGCGTGCGCCCATCCAATGATTGCGCCACTGTGAACTGACTTGTTGATGAGCTGCACGATCTCGGCGCGAGTCATCACGCCAATGGCAGTCTCTTTGGGGGGTGAGAGGCGCAGTACCTCTGCATCGATTTCGTCTTGCATCTTCTTAGACATGGATGTCTCCTTGGGGTTGAGGGGTGGACCAAGCCTGCACAAGCAGGGTGGCGTTGTAGGGAATAGGCGTCACAGTTGACACAAACAAGCCTTTGCCGCGCTGCTTGCGACCCCATGCGTCTACGGCATTGGCGTTCTTTAAGTCACCGCGCTTGACGGCGGCGTACACCTTGGCACGCTCAAAGCCGCCATCCTCCAACTCGGCCATGCTGCGCGGTTCTTGGCAGAAGTCTTGGAGGTCGGTCATACTTCCCTCGCTTTCAGCATTGCGTCTGCATACTTGTATGCCGCCACTGCTACTGCATCCGCGGCACGTTTTCCAGCATCAAAATTAAAATTGGCTGGCAAAATAAAATCAGGATGCCATGCGTTTGCTGATATAGATCCATTCATAGCCTTTGCAGCAAAATAATCACGCAAGCTCATGCCTGTTTCTTGACCAATTGGATGCTCATCGCTGCGGTAGCGTATTCTGGGAAATGCTTGTGGGTTCTTCATGATGACCACCATGCGGCGAGTAATAGGGCAAAGCCAACGCCGATAGCGATGGCGGTGAGGAAGTCAAGGGCAGAGTCAGCGCGGCGCTCTAAGCGCCGTCTTTGCTGCTCCATGTAGGGGTGCTGGGTGTGGTTCATTTAGATGTTTCCTTAAAGGTGGAGGCCGAAGCCTCCTGGTTAATTAATAAATGTTTGCTTTATCGCGGGATGCGTAAGAAGAGCGAACAGACTCTTCATATTTTTCGTTTGCGTCATCTTGAAGAGCCTGCCAAGTTGCTTCATCTTCTTCTGTCCATTCGCCAGTGGTGGTTTGATCGTTCATTTGTTTTTCCTAGAAGTGAAGTAATTGAGGACTTGATAATATCACGCATGACGAAGTCGTCAACAACTATTTATTAGACCCTACAAACTAGTCAACTATTAATCCTGTAAACTCAGCATCGGTGGTGTTTTCAAGGTCACCGCCAGTTGCCTTTTAGGGGGTCAGCGTGAGTTGATCCCCTTTTTTTCTCTTACACTTGACCATCTTCACAAAACATGGTTAACATTCTCCACATGAAAACGATATCTCAAGAAGCACTATCCGCAATTCGCCACAAGGTTGAGGCTGCTGGCTACAAGATGTCTGATGTCTGCCGAGTCGCAGAGATCGATCAGGCGCAAGTATCCCGCTGGATGTCGGGAACGACAGAACCCCTGTACGGCAGTGTAATGCGTCTAGACCAAGCTGCTGACGCTTTGGTGTCAGCTCGCCTCACAGTCCTCAACAAAGCCATGGAGGACGCCGTCAAATGATGACCACCAACTTTAAACCTCGCCGAATCATTGGCATTGACGTTGGGCTAAACGGCGCAATTGCCATGATGCAGGGCGAAACCCTGACCGGCATTTTCGATATGCCCACAGTCACATTGGACCGCAACGGCAAAGCCAAGCGACAGATCAGCATTCCTGAGTTAATTGAGATCCTCGACAACTTCAAGCCTGATGAGGCGTACATCGAAAAGGTCTTTGCAATGAGTGGCCAGGGCGTCACCAGCGTATTCAGCTTTGGCCGCAGCCTTGGTGCAATTGAGGGCGTCATCGCCGCGAGATCCATCAAGTCCACCCTGATCACGCCACAGACATGGCAAAAGGCGATGGGCGTGACAGGCGGCAAGGACGGCGCAAGGGCGCGTGCCATGGAGCTGTTTCCATGGAACGTGGATTACTTCAAGCGTAAGAAAGATGATGGCCGAGCAGATGCGGCGCTGATTGCTTGTTGGGGACTGCGTCATGGATGACCAAGAGCGCCAAACAATGCGCGAACACATCATCTACTTGGCGAATCAGTTGGAGATCTCGCGCAAAGCAAATCAGCAGCAGATCGTCTTCATCAAGCGATTGCTCGACCCCGAAGACTTAGGTCACGCCGTCAGCAACGAAACCCGACAGATCGCATACACACTATTAATCAACAGCTCACACATAGAAAGAGACTCATGGCAACACAAAAACCCTTGAAACTTAGACCATCATCAGCATCGCGTTGGATCGCCTGCCCTGCCAGCGCAAGACTGTCAACGCTTGTGCCTTACCAAGAGAGTGGCGAGGCCGCCAAGATCGGTACTGCCATTCACGCGCTGGCCGAGACTTGCTTTCAGCTCGACACCGACCCTATGAAGTTTGTAGGCCAAGTGGTGGAGGGCATCACAATGACTGAAGAGAATTGCTCATTTGCCTTGGAACACTTGCAGGCGATATGGGCAATTCAAGATGAGCTTGGTCACGTTAAGGTGGAGCAGCTCTTCAAGCTCTACCAAACGCCACAGTTCTCGCTACAAGGCACTGCCGATGTGGTGGGCATATCTCAGGACAAGTTGGTCATTGCCGACCTTAAAACAGGGCGTGGTTATGTTGACGCTGACTCAGAGCAGATGAAGATCTACGCGCTTGGTGCGTTGATGCACCACAGCCAAAAGCCCAAAGAAGTCGAGTTCCAAATCATCCAGCCACATCATGGCGAGAAGCGCATACACCGCATGAGCGTGGACGAGCTGGGCGTGTGGGAGACAGAGGTGCTACTGCCTGCGATCAATGACGCTGTCAGCGATGCACCGCGTTATGCCCCATCAGAATCAGCCTGCCAGTGGTGTCCAGCAAAGCACATTTGCTCTGCACAGAAAGAGCAGTTCGATATCGTGGCGGCGCAACCCGACATCACCATCATGTCTAAAGAGGACATCAAAGAAGTGATGCTGGCGCTGACACCAGCACAGATCAGCGCCATATTGGATCGCGCACCGATGGTGGAGAAGTTCATTGAGGCGGTAAAGGATCATGCACAAAACGCAATGGAGATACACGGCATGGTCCTGCCAGGCTGGCAGCTCCAACCCAAACGCGCCTCACGCAAATGGATTGACTCAACAACAGCGCGTCAGGCACTTACTGACGCAGGACTTACAGATTCTCAGATCTTTGAGACTGAACTAATTTCTCCTACGGCGGCAGAGAAACTGCTGCCAAAGGAACAAAGAGTTATCTTGGACGCATTGACGGCCAAGGTTTCAAGTGGACTCACCCTTGCGAGAGATCGCAGTCTGAGTCAATAATGCAACCCCTGTAACTTTTGAAAGCGAAACGCAAAATGCTAAATCTATCCTCTGGTGGCGGTAATGGAAACTACATCCGCTTTTCTCCTCAGGCCAACGCTTGGACAAACAACCTCGGTGTTGAGATCCAGCTCAAAAAGGTAGTCTTTGACATCGATGCTGTGCAAACAGGCTGGCTCCAACTTGGTGTCGGTGTGCGCGACTGGCAGGCCGATGCAGAGCTTGGCCGTAAAGGTCCACAGCCTACACCTGACCACAAACGCGGCTTTATCGTCACGTTCTACAACAAAGAGATCGGGACTTGTGAATGGTCATCAAGTGGCGTAGGTCCAAACATGGGACTTGAGAAGCTCTACACCGACTGCGCCGCACAGCGTGCCGCCAATGCAGGCAAGTTGCCAGTGTTGGAGTACACCGGCAGCAAGTTGGAGAAGATCGGCAAAGGCACTACACGCATTCCCAACTTCACCATTGTGAGTTGGATTGACAAGCCTGCTGGCATGGGTCAGAGCGATGAGGAGTACACCGCGCAAGTGGCTGCGCCACCAACGCCAGCTCCAAAGGCTGTTGCTGCACCAGCTCCCGCGCCTGCGAAGTCAGCCATGGCGCAGGCTGTTGAAGATGACGAAATGTTTTAACTGAAAGCAAGTAAGCGCCGAGGTGTAACAGCCTCGGCTTTTTTTTCCTCTAAAAATTACAACATGAAATATCTCTCACTTTGCAGTGGTATTGAGGCGGCAACAGTAGCGTGGCATCCCCTTGGATGGGAGGCAGTAGCGTACTCGGAGATCGAAAGATTCCCATCAGAGGTGCTTGCACATCATTACCCAAACACGCCAAACCTTGGCGACATGACCAAATTTAAGGAATGGACAAATGTCTCAGATGTCGATCTTCTCGTTGGAGGAACACCCTGCCAATCATTCTCAGTCGCAGGATTGCGAAAAGGATTGGATGACCCGCGTGGCAACCTCATGCTCACCTATCTTGCCATTGCTGACAAATATCGGCCCCGATGGTTGGTTTGGGAGAACGTCCCTGGCGTCCTGTCATCTAACTCAGGAAAAGATTTTGGAGTCTTCCTCGGGGCGTTGGGAGAACTCGGGTATGGGTTCGCATACCGCGTTCTTGACGCTCAGTATTTCGGAGTGGCCCAAAGACGCAAGCGTGTGTTCGTTGTCGGATACCTTGGAGACTGGAGAGCTGCCGCAGCGGTTCTTTTTGAGCGCCACAGCCTGCAAGGGCATCCTGCGCCGAGCAGAGAAAAGAGGGAAGGTTCTGCCGCAACAATTACAGCACGCACTGGAATCAGTCGTAACAACCACGGAGAACTTGTAGGTTGGCCAGCTGACATCAGCAGCACATTGAATGCTTCATTTGGATCAAAGTTGGGGTTAGAAAATCAGCACATCAATGCTGATTGTCCAATGTTCGTACCAACAAAAGCGTTTTATGAAAGCAGTCTTGCTCAGTACAAAGAGGCTGATGTTGGCGGTACTCTCAAAGCATCTGGCGGTGTTTTGTCAGGCGGTAGTGAAACATTTTTGGCGCAACCCGCATACGGCATACCTGGCAATTGGATTGGCCGTAAACCTGAGAATGGCGGCAACGCCACTGAGCCAATGTATGACGTTGCACCATGCCTCACCAAAGCAGATCAGCATGGTGTGGCGCAACCTATTGCATTCAGCGGCCAGATGTCAAACCCGCAAACAGATGTAGACATGACGCAAACCCTGCAAGCTAAGAATCCGATGGCGGTAATGCAAGCAATGGCAGTACGCCGTTTGACCCCTGTTGAATGCGAGCGTCTCCAGGGCTTTAGCGACAACTACACCGACATCAAAAGCAAAAACAAACCTACGCCTGATGGTCCAAGGTACAAAGCATTGGGCAACAGCATGGCAGTGCCTGTCATGGCGTGGATAGGGCAACGCATAGAACAAGTAGAGGCAATATGCAAGCAGAACAAATAGCCAAACAGCTCGGAAATGCGAAAAGAGCCAACGGCCAATGGGTAGCGTCATGCCCAGTACCGAGTCACGGCAAAGGCAACGGCGACAAGAATCCAAGCCTTAGCGTACACATCGATGACGAGGGCAAGCCACTCTTTCACTGCCATGGTGGCTGCACTCAAGAATCGGTATTCCAAACCATCAGGGATTTGCACTTGCTGCCCGAGCTGGAGGAGCGCCCCGATCCACTCGCCAACATCAAGCCATTACCCAAAGTGGAGTTCCAGCAGGAGTGGCAGTACCAGGACGAGGACCGCGTCACAGTATTCGTCAAGCACCGGCTGCGCGTAGGGGAGGCTGGAAAGACTTATAGGCTCTACAAAGTAGACACAGACGGCAAGCGATATCCGACACTGGGTGACGCGAGGATCGTCCCCTACAAGTTGCCCGAGCTGCTGGACGCGAAGACGGCGGGAAGAATAATTTATCTTGCGGAGGGAGAAAAGGCCGTAGACGCGCTGATGTCTCTCGGCGTGGTGGCGACCACCGCGCACAGTGGCGCAGGGCATTGGCCGGACGCCATTACCGAATACTTTGCCGGCGCCAATGTGGTGATCCTCCCCGACAACGATATGTCAGGTTGGGGATACGCTCGCAAGGCAGCAGAGGCCATCCTGCCCATCGCCAAAGCACTCAAGGTTGTCGACCTCGGACTGCAAGAGCAAGGCGATGACGCATATGAGTTCATTGAGGCAGGCGGCGGCAGGGCAGAGCTGGCGGCGTTGGTCAAGGCAGCGCCAAAGATCAACAGTGTGGATGATGTAACGATCCCCGAAAGACTTCAGGCGATTCAACCGAATGCGCCAATTGATATTCCGCCACCACAGACAACGACAGAGGACATCGCCAAAGAGTTCGCGCCTGACCCACCAAAAGAAGCAGACAAGCCAAAGCCAGTCAAGACCATCAAGATTGAATCTTGGGACACCATTCAGGATGAGCCAGTTGAGTGGCTGATTGAGGGAGTCATCCCCAAAGGATCATTCACGGCGCTATATGGTCCACCAGGCTCATTCAAGTCGTTCATAGCCCTAGACATTGCCGAGGCCATCGCCACAGGACGCACATGGATGGGCAAAGAAGTAAAGCAGACAGGCGCGGTGCTGTACCTCGCTGGCGAGGGCTTTGGCGGTATCGGGGCAAGGATCAAAGCCTGCAAGATGCACCACCAAACCGAAGATGGCGCACCAATCTACATAGTCAGACACCAGCTCAACCTCAGATCCAGCGCCGAGGACTTCAACGCGCTCATGATGGCCGTGGTCACGCTGGTGGAGCAGACAGGCATGGAATTCAGCCTTGCCATAGTGGATACGCTTGCCAGAGCCTTTGGCGGCGGCAACGAGAACAGCTCAGAAGACATGGGCGCATTCATCACGGCCATGGGCAAAGTTCAGGAATTCCTCAACTGCGCCTTGATGGTGCTGCACCACAGCGGCAAGGACGCCGCCAAAGGACTGCGCGGCCATTCCTCGCTGCTTGGCGCCGTAGATACAGAGCTGGAGCTGCTGCGCTTTGAAGAGCAAATGAAAGGCGTACTCACCATCAGCAAGCAAAAGGATGGCGCAGACAACGAGCGATTTGGCTTTGAGATGGTGGAGGTAGAGATCCGGCCAGCAGGACTCGGACTGAGCGATCCAGTGGTCAGCTTGGCGGTGCAGTCATCAGATGACACGCATATTGAGCCATCCAAGGCCAGCAAGGGGAACGCCGGAAAAGGAAAAAATCAGCGTCTTGAGATGCTTTGCCTAGAGAAAATGGTCAAAGAGCATGGAGTGCCAAAGTACATCGATGGTTTACAACGCCATGCCATCAGGTTGGAGCTGTGGAGGCAGGAATTATGGTCAAAAATGGGCTGCACTGATGAGGACAAAGGCACGTTCAAGACGGCATGGCACAGAGCAAAGCAGCGACTGATTGAGTCAGGCGAGGGTGCGATCAGGGACGATTTTGTATGGTTACAGTTCAAAAGCAACGACTTTGAGGCTGGATAAACATACAGGTTACAAGTTACAAACAAGATACAAATGTTACCAATTGACGCTTGCATGGTTACAGTTACAAATCGAGAGTCTAGAAGACTCGATGATATGTAACCCATGCACCATTTGAAACCGAGGGAATGACATGGCAACAAAGAGAACGGCAAACAAGCATCCAGTAGCAGAGACACCAAGCCCAAAGGCAGATGCGTGGACGATTCATGTGCAGTCGAAATTGGTGGAGTTGGAGTCGGTCAAGGCTGCCAGCGACAGGAAATGGGGAGAAAACCGACTGATTACTTTAGTAAGCAGTGAGTTGAGAGAGAAATTCTGGATTCAGAATGGCAGATTGCATCAGGCGATGGAGTCCAAAGATCAGGCGAAGTTCGATTCCAGCGTGGCGGGAATGATCAGGGCGTATGGCGTGCTGGATCAGTGGGCAACCGAAGAGGGTCTGGAGCCAGCGTCAGCCATTCCTCGGATTGAGTGGGAGATGCAGAATGGTCAGACTATGGTGATCGTCAGAACAGTCAATGAGGCGGTGGCGATTCAGACTCAGCGTCAGGATCTATCGAATCATCACATCTGGTCAATGCAGGAATTAGAAGCATTGCTGGCTGATGAACGTATGCAGGCAGTGATCAAGATCAAGGCGCTTGTGCCAACAGCACAGCTCACCAGCTTCAAGCCAACATCAGAGTTCAAGCCTGGCGGGGCAACAGGCTTTGATGACTTTGAAAACGATCTGACATTCAGCGACAATGACAAGATGGAATACAAGTTCAATTCCGAACAGGCAGAAAGGTTCAAGAATGGCTCAATTTAAGCTCATGGTGGCATTTATCCGAGAAAAGGTACTGGACATCGTCCAGCGCGTTAAAACAGCTTTAAAGAGGGGTTGAGCGATGCCAGGCAACCCAAAGCGCAGGAAAGACATTGCATTCCTCAATGAGATGCCTGAAGAGATGATCTTTAGCATGATCGAAACCGGCAAAAGCATTGCCGACATATGCGTGAGCTTGGGCATAAGTAAGCGTGCGCTAGACGATTGGATTGAGGAAAACGATCATGGTGCTATGATTACGCGCGCGCGTGTGCGTGCCGCCGATCTTATGGCGTGTGACACGATCAAGATAGCGGACGACATGGATGTCGATCATCCGCAGCGCGATGTCCAGCGCATCCGCACTCGCCAGTGGCTGGCCGAGCGATGGGATCAGAAGACTTATGGGCTACAAAAGGCGCAGCAAATCAACATCAACGTGCAGGATCTACGCATGGCCGCGTTGCGCCACGTTGAGGTGATCGATGACTTAT